GGTAACTACAGATGGCACAACTGACAAGGAAGAGAGTAATTCTAATTGAAGCTGAGAGCAGCTATGGAACAGATCCAACTCCAGCAGCAACAGATGTTGTTCTTGTAAGAGATCTGTCAATCACACCACAATCTAGTGATGTTGTAAACAGAGATGTTGTTAGACCATACTTAGGCGCATCTCAACAGTTACTAGCAAACACCAGAGTTGAGTGTACGTTTAGTGTGGAACTTGCTGGGTCTGGAACTGCTGGAACTGCCCCTAGATATGGAAGTGCGCTTAAAGCGTGTGGTTTTAGCGAAACTGTAGCTTCTGGAACTAGCGTTACTTACGAACCAATCTCAGCTAGTTTCTCTTCTGTTACTATTCACTACAACGTAGATGGTGTAAGGCATATCGTTACAGGTTGTAGAGGGACTTTTGCGATCTCAGCAGCAGTTGGTGAAATTCCATCTATAGATTTTACATTTACTGGAATTTACAATGCCCCAACAGACACAGCATTGCCTTCTGTAACTTATGGAAATCAAGCAACACCATTAATATTTAAAAACGGAAATACAAGCAGCTTCCAGTTATTATCATTTGCTGGAGCATTAATGAACTTCTCAATGGATGTTGGCAATTCAATAGTCTACAGAGAACTTGTTGGAGGCACTAAAGAGGTGTTGTTAACTGATAGAGCAGCTAATGGTTCTGTAACTATTGAAGCACCAGCTTTATCTTCTAAAGATTTCTTTGCTGCTGCTTTAACAGATGCTTCTCTTGGTAACTTAACAGTTACTCATGGCACTACTGCTGGTAATATTGTCAGAGTTACAAGTACAAAGGTTGATATTGGTGATGTGGCTTATGGAGAGGCTGATGGAGTAACTATGTTAGAGATCCCATATACACTTGTACCTAGCTCAGCAAATGACGAGTTAAGTATAGTCTTTACTTAGTAAGTATTGACTACTGAGGTAGAGTAAAGAAGTATATATATTAATTTATGGCATTTGTTAGAAAGAAGACTAAGGTTTATCCTTGGCCTGTTGAAATAAAAACTCCTAGTGAGACTAATATTGGTGAATTTGACACAACAAGTTTTACTGGCAAATTTGTGCGTTTATCCAGAAAAGAACTTGATAGCTTTGAGTCAGCTACAGAGTTTGAAGCACTTAAAAAAGTTTTAGCTGGGTGGGAAGATGTAAACGAAGAAGATGGGACACCCATAGAGTTTTCAGATGCAGTATTAGAAGAATTTTCAGAAGATATTGATTTTGTTGCTGGTGTTTTAGATGCTTTTAAAAAATTCTATGCAAATGCACAATCGGGAAACTAACTGATGCTGCCTTATATTGGGCTTCGGGTGGCAAACAAGTTATAGATGAAACACTTAAAGACGCTGCTGCGTTTGGTGTAAAAATCGAGGAGCAACCAGAAAAAAAAGAAGACTTTGAGGTCTTTGAAGAGAATTGGGATATTGTTAATATGTTTCTCCGTTGTCAGACACAATGGAACACAACCTTTGGAGGTGTAGTAGGATTAAAGTACGAGGTATTATTACTTGATGGAGGACTGTTTGACCTCTATCATGTAGATAACCGCAAAGAAATGCTTGAAGGTTTACAACTTATGGAATCAGTTGTGCTGAAAGAATTTAATAAGGAGAAGAAGTAGTGGCTGCTAATGTTCAGAGAGTCACTCTTGCAATGAAGCTGGAGGGCTTTGCTGGCATAAAAAATATAGGCAAAGATTTTCAAAATTTAAACAAGACATTAAAACTTACTGCACCACAATTAGATAAGCTTGTAAAATCAATAACTAAAGTACATGGAAACACTAAGTTAAGTAAAGTTGCATTTGAAAAGCAGATAAGTGCATTAACAAAACTAAAAAATAATGTTGGTATCGGTACTGTTGCATATAAAAAATTATCAGCAGAGTTAGATAGAGTTCGAGCAAAAATGAACGCTGTTACAGCAGCAGCAGCACCTCAAGGGGGAATGTTTGCAAGATTAAATAAGCGATTTCAAAAAATACCAGTTGGAGGAAGAGCAGCACTTGGAGCATTAGCTGGAACGGCAACAGCCGGACTTGGATCTACAGGTCAGCTTGCATTTGCTGGTGGTGCAGTAGGAGGTGCGCCCGGAGCATTTATTGGTGCTGGATTGGGTGCTGCAATAGACACGTTTAGTTATGCTGCTGATGCTGCGACATACGCATCAGAGATACAAAAGTTACGAATAGCTCTTAAAGGTGTTACTAAAGATCAAGCAACTTACGAGAAAGGATTAAAAATAATTACTGATACGTCTAGAAAGTTAAATGTACCAATAGCTGCATCTACCAAACAATTCACAACGCTATCTGCATCTGTTCTTGGTGCTGGTGGAACTATTGAGCAAGCAGAAGAAGTTTTTACTGGAGTTTCAAACGCTATTAAGGCAACTGGTGGTAATGCAGAAGACGTACAATCTGCGATACGAGCCATGTCGCAGATTTTTGGTAAAGGTAAGGTATCTGCGGAAGAATTACAAGGTCAGTTAGGTGAAAGATTGGCTGGTGCTGTTGTTAAATTCGCAGAGGCTAATGGTAGTAGCTTGCAAGATTTACAAAAAGATTTAAGAGATGGTGTTGTTGGACTAGATCAAGTAATTAAATTTGCTGAAAAATTGAATATAGACTTTGCTAAAACAGCAGAAGAAATTGCAAATTCATCTGCCGATGCTGGTCAAAAATTAAAACAAAGAATGGAAGATCTTAAATTAGCTATTGGTGAAGGAGTCCAACCTATTGGTGGTGCATTTCAAAAAACATTTGCTGATATTGCTGATGCTATTGTTAAATCTGAAGGTGCAATAAAAGGTATTAATTTAGTTCTACAAACATTAGGAGCTACTGTTTTTACAGTTGTTGAGGGCTTTAGATTTTTAGCAAGAACTTTAATAGATAATTTTAAGATAATGGATGCGATAAGAAGGTTAGATTTTAAAGAGGCTAAAAGGGTTGCTGAAGATTTCTTTAAAGACACAGCAGCACAAGCCAAGCTTAACGCTAAAGCATTTGCTGAAATGTTTAATTTTGATCCATTAGGTTTAACAGATAAAGATGACAATACTGATGGTAAGCCATCAGCCAAACGCAATTTAGCTGGTTTAGGTGATTCTAAAAATTCTCCTTTAGCTTCTTTTGCTAAGAGTGCATTTGATGTTACTAAACAAGTTGAAGATGCCTTTGTAAATGCTTTTAAAGGAATGGAAGATGCTTTAGTTAAGTTTGTTCAAACAGGAAAATTAAACTTTAGCGATTTAGCTAGGTCTATTATTGCTGATTTAACAAGAATGTTAGTTAGAGCAGCAGTAGTAAAACCTTTATTTAGTTTCTTGTTTCCCGGGCTAGCTAATGGTGGTGTTGTTAATAAAGGCAGTCTCGTAGATCCTACATATGGAACAGGTGTGCCAAGCAATCCATCAAGCGTTTTTGGATCTGTAAACGCAAATGGTAATGTCTTCTCGGCTGGAAATAAAATTTCTAAATTTGCATATGGGGGCATAGTCTCAAGACCTACCATATTTCCCATGCGGAATGGAATGGGACTTATGGGCGAGGCCGGGCCGGAAGCCATAATGCCTTTGAAACGTGGTGCAAATGGAAAACTTGGTGTGCAAAGTTCTGGAGGTGTTGGTAACATTGTTGTAAATGTAGACGCTTCTGGTAGTTCTGTTCAAGGTGATTCTGCACAATCAGAACAGTTTGGCAGGGCTTTAGCTGCTGCTATCCAATCAGAACTTATATCACAGCAAAGGCCGGGAGGTTTATTAAGTTAATGGCTACTTTTCCAGACATAGAACCTAGTTTTAGCGTTAAAAAAGATCAAGCACCAATAAGCAAGATAGTGCGTTTTGCTGACGGATATGAACACCGTTTAATATTCGGCATACCAAATCATCAAAACCCAAGGCAGTATAGTTTGAAGTGGGAAAACATTACAGAAGATCAGGCTGATACTATTGATTATTTTTTACAAGAAAGAGCTTTTGATAAGGCAAGTTTTGATTATGCACCACCAAGAGAATCTTTTACTAAAACTGGTACTTATGCACAAAGTAGTACAACAATAACTATTACAATTACAAATCATAGATTATTTGCAGGCGATTCTATTGTTATAGACTTCACCTCTGGCTCTTCTGCTGATGGCACATATATAGTTTCTTCTGTTACTAATGCAAATGTTTTTACAGTAACAGCAACTAGTGGAGCAACTACAAGTGGTAACGTATCAATTACTAAAACAGGAACAAGCAAGTTTGTATGCGAAAAATGGACAAAGACAATAAACGTACCAACTCTTGCCAATATAGATGCAACATTTCGAGAGGTATTTGAACCGGCATGAGTACTGATCCTGTTTTTAGTGATATACAAAAAGTAAATCCGTCAGCAATTATCGAGTTATTTACGTTGACTTTAGATAATGCTTTGCATGGTGCAACTACTGTTTACAGATTTCATGCTGGTACAAACTTAGATGCAAATGGGAAAATTGTATGGGCTGGTAATGAATATTTAAGATTCCCTGTACAGGCAACAGGTTTTGCCTATCAACGTGGACAGTTACCTCGACCTACATTAACTGTAAGTAATATGGGTTCTCCTTCAATTTCTGCAATATTGTTAACTGTTAATCAAACAACTGCTGGTAATGATTTAACAGGTGCAAAAGTTGTAAGGATAAGAACAATGGCAAGATTTTTAGATGCAGCTAATTTTTCTGGGGCAACAAATCCATTTGGCACTCCAGATCCTACAGCAGAGTTTCCACAAGAGATTTATTATATAGATCGTAAAAAGGCAGAGAATAGGGAAGTTGTCTCATGGGAACTTGCAGCAGTTTTTGACCTTGCTGGAATACGATCTCCAAAACGTCAATGCACTAGATCCTTATTTCCATCTATCGGTACGTTTAATCAATGAATTGGAAAGATGCTGCATTGGTTCATGCGAAAGACCAAGATCCAAAAGAAGCAGT